AGTAGTACACCAGCAAAGGTGTTACCAGTGTCATCAACGTTGAGGTTTGCATTTAGAGCAGGAGTGTAATCGAGTACACCAGCCATGCTTAGAGCAGAAGCAACGTCAGCAGAACACATGATAACATTACCCTTTCCTCTACGAGTTTGCTGTGCAATAGCGTTAGCATCACGCTCGATTTGGAAGAGTAGACCCTTGAACTTCTCAACTGACCAACGACCGTTGGAGTCAACGTCAAGGTCAAATGCACCAGCAGTAGCAACGTTTGCTTGAGCACCAGGCTTAGCAACTTTATAGATGGTGCGGATAACTTCACGGTTGATTTCAGCAAGAATCTCGCTAGAAAGAATATTAGCGAGTTCTGCCTCAGCATTTAGACCGTGAATTGCCTTAAGGTCCTGAGCAAGCTCAAGGCTGTACTCAGCTTTTAGGGCACGGGATTTTGCTTCAACAAGAACCTTCTCAATTGAGAAGTTCATCTCATTGAACTGAGGACCACCTGACTGACCGAGATTCTCGGAGTCAGTGGTTTGCATACCCTGACCAGTAGTATAAGCAAGACTACCATCGGGATTAAGAAGACCTGGGTTAGTACCTGATTGTGCAGTAGTACCAAAACCTACAGAAGTACCATCATCAGAACCTCCAGTGTAATCACCTTGAGTTGCTGAGTTAGTGCTATTCTGTGCAGAGTATGCGGTTTCTACTTCATCATAGAAGGTCTCTCTACCACCAGTACGATCAGTACCATAGCGTGAACGCATTGCAAAGATAAGTCCAGTAGGACCATTCATTGGTTGAACGCCAGCAAGGTCATAAGCGACCAAGTTAGGCATTGAACGACGAATTAGTGAAATTAGAACAGGATCGAAACCTGCAACTGGACCACCAGCATCAGCACCACCACTGAATCCTGCAGAACCGTTTCCGGTAACAGTACCCATGGTTGGGCCTTCAGTTAAGAATCCTCCTTCGGAGAAAGAGCTTTGCTCTCTTAAAAATCTTTCTTGGTTTTCGAGCAGGACTGCGGTTACAGCTCTTCTGTGAGAATCTTTGATAGGATCTAGACCATCAAAGTCGAGAAGGGGTGCCCACTTTTCCTGCAATCTTTCTGATTGAAACATTGCGTTTTACCTCTTTGTAAAAATGAAATTGTTTTGTTTGATTTAATATTAAATTCAGCGATTTGCAACTGCTGAAAGAGTTTTCAGATATCTGTTCATTGAATCTGAGTGATACTCAGAAGCAATTTCTACTCCTTCTGAAAGTGTTTCAGTTGTTACTGATGGAGCAACTACTCTTGAAGGGAAATATGATTCCTTCAAAGTCTCCAGTTTTTCACGATATTGTGTTTCACTTTCAAACTCTACACTTTCAGCAAGTGAAGCGAGCTTTTCCTTCTGTGTGGTCGCTAGACCTTCGGAAATTTCATCAAAGATTCTATCTGCAACCGACTCAGAGAGACGCTTGTTGAGTTGAATATTTCTGTCAATTTGCTCGTTGAGTTTTGTCTCCATATCATCTAGTTTTTCTACCATGCTCTCAAGTACATCATATTTGTCTTCAGGGATTTCTACATAATGTTCTTCAAAAAGTTGCTTGAGACCACCAAGGAATGACTCAGTGAGTTCTTCCTTGAGACCAGTCTCAATAGCAAGAGTGTTTTCATTTATCCACTCTTCTGCAACATATTCTAGATAAGAATCAACACGCTCTTCTAGTTCTTCTGCAATTGCTTGAACTTCTTCTACGAGACGCTCCTCATATTGAACTTCAAGTGACTCACGAATTTCATTAACTTTTGAGCGAAGAGCAGATTCAAAGATGATTCTTGCTTTTTCTTGGAACTCTTCAGAGAGTTCTTCGCCTTCTAGAAGGGCATTAACATCTTCTTCGATATCAAACTCTTCTTTCATTTCTTCTTCATCATCTTCCTCACCTTCTTCATCTTCATCTTCTTCTTTTTTAGATTTTTTCTTCTTACCTTCTTCCTCTTCTTCTTCCTCAGAGATTACTTCATCATCCTCGTCAATCTCTTCTTCAATATACTCGTCATCATCAAGGTCTTCATCTTCCTTAATGGCATCGGATTTCTTGATACCTTTCATAGGATCGGCACCCTTTGCACCTTTATTAACTATGTCCTTAACTTGCTTAAGGGGTGATGCAGCATCTTTAAGTTGTGCTGAACTATCATCTGGTCTGTAATTATCTGGAGTAGGTCCACCTAAATCTTCCCAGTTTCCAGTTTGACCATCAGGAATACCTGTGGACAATTTCTTCATTGGATCCCCTGCTTTAGCATTAGCATTTACAGCAGTTCTGGATTGCTTAGTGCCTACTTCCATTTCCTGTAAGTTTTTACCACGAGACATTTGTAACTCTCCGTTTAACCTTTTGTTAATTAACTATATTTATTTATAATTTAATATTTTACAGTGAATTTAAAAACTCACTGAAAAGATTTAATTTTTGTTCCTCTAGTTGATTAGAGTCAACTAAAGTATTAATTCTCTTATGAATTCTTGATACTTTTTGCTCAAGAACACCATTATTCCAAACCCACTCGACACCTTCCATGATTCCTTGAACGAAAGCATCAGGTGCAGAAGGATCCGCAACAATATCAGCAGCAGTGGCAAGCATAAAATCCTCACCAACTTCCTTATATCCTTTATTGTTTTCTCTTAGTGAACCAATACCGCGAGAAGAAACGCCAAGACAGACACCATCCTTAAGAAGTGATTCTGCAATTTTTCCCATAGGTGTAGAAAGAATTTGTGCCTTACCCATAAAATTATTACCTTTTTGTTCTAAAGCAACAATTTTATGAGAAACTCTATCAAGATTTACAGTAGGTCCATCAGGATGACCTAGTTCTCCAAGAGCACGTCCTTTTTGAACATAATTCTCATTATAACGCTTTACTTCCCTTTCCATAATTGAAAAAGGATACATTCTACCATTACGATTTACACACTCGCTCTGAAGAAAAACACCTTGAATGTATAGTTTTTTACTATCACCAGTTCCTTCGGTAATAATTTCTACCTTTTCTATTTCTTCTGTAATTAGTTTCATTTTCTTAGTTAGTAAATCCTACTTTTGCCGCCTTAATTGCTGCTGATGACCAAATAACATCAGTCGGAAGTTTTTCTAAAAATTCAACTGAATTTGCTGGCATTGAAAAATAAATCGTAGTTGCTGCTCCAACTACAGTAGAAACTCCAACAGTAACAATTCCTGAAGTGTTATTATGAAGTCTTACACAAGTTGCATTAGTAATACTTGAAGCAGCACCAGCAGATGCTCCAGTATTAACTTCAGATTCAAATATTTTTGTCCTTTGCATTTTATGAAAGATTATTATTAGTTATTTATTATTTAATTAAGTTAGATTATAAAATAGAACGTCATCTACTAATTTCTTCCCAGTCGATAGATGCATGAATATCAGCACCATCAAGATTAGAGGTAGCAACAAGGGAAAGTTCATAAGGTGTCCCAGTCAATCCATTTCTTTCTAACTGAAACTTAAATAATGCTTCTTTAAGAATATCTACTGGAGTAGATCCCTGAGCGGAACCATTCAAATATCCAGATGCCAATACTCTTCCTCCAGTAAAAGTTCCTCCATCAATCTTATATTCAATAGCACTATCACTACCAGCATCTATCCAAGTTCCACCATTAGATGTTCCACTTGCTCTTACTTGCCAGTTATAATTTGCATTATTTGTAATGCCAAGAATTGAAAGTGCAGTTAAAATTGTAATTGCATCCAATCTATTTGGAGTTGTTTTGAGGCGAATTGATAGAACTGTATAATAAGTTCCTGCAGTTGCTAAATCGACTGGTGTTTGAATTGGTGTTCCAACTGCTTGTTGCAATCCACGAAGTTCATAACCACCCTCTGAAATTACAGAAGAACAAACTTGTTTAAGTGTGCTAGCACTTGTTGTAATACCAGTATTAGAAATCTCATATCTAATAGGTAATGATGCTGTTGTAATATAAGTTGTGTTGATAATATTTGCATGATGGAATGAGTGACAATGAATAAACTTACCATTAATCACAAATCCCAATCTTACGGTTCCAAGCCCTAACCATTCAATATCCATCCACATAATCTGTGCTTTACTGATATCTAATGTAACTCCAGATGGATTTAGATAATCCGCACCAAGCATAGTATCAATATTCCAGTTTGCTTGAGATACTCTTGTTTCTGTTGTAATTCCGGGAACAAAAGTTCTCTCTACAAAATACAAATCACTCCCATCAAGTTCCAAATACATCCCATTATCTACACCAAAGTATCCTACTCTTTGACGAAGATTTTCTTTTGCTGGGTTCATTACAAATGTATTTAATACTTGCAATGATTTTCCGGGTTGATATGAGAATACTTTTGTAGTTTCTCTGATGACTGAACACCCACTTGTTGTTCCAATCCCAATATTAACTAAACCTTGTGCGGTTACAAATCCAACCGTAGATCCTGTTCCAACTATCAAACTTGACCAAAGATTATTATCTCTATATCTGTGAGATGAATCAAATAGTGTAAGTGGGGCAGAAATTCTTTGCCTACCAAATGCATCAGTTGCTATTGGAGGAAGAGTAACTGGAAAAGGATTATCAATTGTAACTTGTTGCCCATCTCTCGTTGCAATATTATTAACTTCAAATAAACTTCTTTCTTGATTTAGATAATCTTGAGTAGTTATATTCCATTGAGCCATTATCAATCAATCCATTCTAATTTTGAAGGGTGATATCTTTTTGTTTTTGTGATATTGTAATTTTTTTCTTCTGCTGGATAAATTTGGTGAACAATTGCACCAGGATATTCACCTTGAAGTTGTTCACCTAAATCTCTTTTGGAAGGAATACCATCTTTTGTGACAAGTTCCATTCTGTAAAGATTTCCTTGCCACATTACATCCGCAACATATTCTTCACCAACTTGCTGAGATTCTGGTTGAGAATTTAAATATAAATTTCCATTAAAATCACCAGCGATATTAATTGACTCTGAAATAAATTGCTTAAAAGATTTCATATCACTCTTCTGTTACGTTATCAAATAATGATGCAGCAACAGCAGGTCTTAGAGTGTCAATTTTTTCTGCAGATTTTGCAAATAAAATATCCTTTATTTTATCGCTGATTTGTGAAGGTGACTCATTTGCCACGATACTATTCATAAGATCATCCATATTTTTAAGTTATTAACTATAGTTTATTTAGATTCCTTTTTCGGTTGGAGGATTTGTTCCCTTTTCATCTACTGAAGGTTCTATTGGAACTTGTCCAGATTGTCCATTGATATTATCTCCAGATGATAATGGCAATCCAGTATTTGGATCGATAGGAGCATTAGGATCTGGAATTTTTCCAGATTCAATTTCTTGCTTAATTAAAATATCCTGCTCTACAATTTCTTCATCAGTTTGCCTCAGAATTTTTCTTCTGACATAATCCTGAGAATAATATTTACCGATATAAGGTTCTGCAGTAGCAGCCATATTTAATCTCTCAGTCATTAATTCAGCTTCTTTTAGTTCTGAGAAGTGATTATCATATAAGAAATCATATTGAATATGCTCTCTCATTACCTTCCAATCTTCTGGAGTAATAATGTTTTTGAGAATCAATTGAGTTCTCAACATGTCACTAAACATATTTGAAAATCTCTTTCTCAATCTTCCAACAAATTTAGTAAACTTTAATTCATCACGAAGAATTTCTGAAGAGCGACCAAGGTTAAATCCACCTTCTCCACCAATTCTTGTTGGGGGAACATTCAATGAGCGATAAAGTTTTTCTTGGAAATACTTAATATCTGTGATTTCTCCGAGATTTTGACCACCGGGAAGTGTAGTGATTTCAGTTCCTCTACCACCTTCACGACGAGGTAGCCAGAAATCCTCAAGCATACTCATAAATTTCTTATCATCACGAATTTCTCCAGTTGATGCGTCATAAACAAGTTTGTTACGATAACGCATCATAACATCACGAAGATATTGTTCCGCTTTTACTTTAGGAAGATTACCCACATCAATATAGAAAATTCTTCTTTCTGGGGCACGAGATAATCTGTAAATTACAAGACTATCTTCAATCATACGAAGTTGATTGAGTGATTTAATTGCTTTATGTAAATAAGAAAGGCAAGTCCCTTTATTCCTATCTACCAATCCAGAAGTGCAATATGCAATAGAATCTCTGGCAATTTTTATTCCACCATTTTGAGCTGGGGAAGCAGCAGTTGCTTGTCCTCCCATTGCACCAACTGGATAAGATCCTTTTGGATTAAAGATAAAATATTCTTCAATTTCTGGAAAACTATAATCCAGAGGATCATTAATATTTGACTGTACATAATTAGAATTATCATCCTTTTTTTTCTTCTGCTGACGAACATAACGCATTTTCATAGCGTCTATGTAACGTAGTTCTTGAATTCCTTCTTGGGGATTTTTTAGATCAATTACCTTATGGTAATAAAGTCTGCCGTCAATATACCAATTTCTATAAATTTCATGAGATTTTTTATCAAAATCTAACAATTCTAAAATATATTTAAATTCTTCTCTAATTCTTTCCTTTATGCCGTCGCTTGCATTTAGATTAGATAGTTCAATCTTTACTGGAGAATCATTTGTATCTGAAACAATTGCTTCATTTACAATATCTTCAATTGCACTATCTACTTCTGGATGAAGCGCCATCTCACGATAACGCTTAATCATTTCAAATTCAGTTCTATAGACACCTTCTATGTCTACATATGCACCAAAAAATCCACTTGTCAAATAATGATCAACCCCGTCCTCATTGTTTTGAGGAACGGGGGATACTATATTAGGTGACTGATTATCATTATCATCAATAGAAAATCCAAATAGTCTTGCCATTATTAAAATTTATTTATCTTGTCTACCTATTTATTTATTGATAATTTTCCTGAGCACCTTGAGGAGTCCAGTATTGAACTTGGAACTCTACTGTAAATTCCTCAATAGTATCAGAAGTATCGTATGAAAGATCAATCTGAGATATATTAGTTGGGAAAATATCGTAGAATTTATAAAGAGCAGCAGTTTCAAGACCTGTACCTGTAGGAGTATTAAATCCTAAAGCAGATGGTGATCTTCTGAATTGCTTAACATAAGCATCTACCATATATTCAGTTGGATTAGTAGCACCACTACCATCACCATATTGACCAATTTTTTGCATCCACAATTCCATTACATTTCTAATTACAAAATCTTGATCATTAATAACGGTTACAGTCCAAGTATCAAAGGTTCTGTCTCCAGCAACTTTGAAAATACGACCTCTAAAGGGAACATCAATCGGTGCTATGTTTGATGCTGGAAGAGCAGCTGCTTTACATAACATACTGAAATTTGCTTGACCATCAGAACCATTTTCGTAATTAATACTTTCAGGTAATGTTGGGATTGCAACTTCAAATAGATTGGGTCTTGCACCACCACCAGACAGTGCCTTTTTAAAATCTGAAAGAGAATGAGCCATTTTAGAATTCCTCCTTTTTAATTAATTTATGTAAATCAAACGCTTCCAGCAACTTCTTCAAACGAAACACCAGTTCTGGTTGCTACGAATGTAAGAGTTACATAATTAATTGATTTAGCAGGTTTCAGGAAAATATCTGCCCTGAATTCATTATTATCAATAACTTCTGGAGTGTTATTGGATTCATCACATTTTACAAAGAATCCATAAAGACCTCTTTTTGCCTGAACATCGCGGAGATAAGGTTCAACAACATTGACAAAGTTTGCTCTAGTAATCTCATCATTTAATTCAAAGATTTGTGCTTGAGCAAGTCTTTCAAGTGATTGTTCAACTGTTAAGAAGAGGCGACGAACATTAATTCTATCGAATGCTGATGCATAACCAAGAGCAGTTTTATCTCCGTAAAGAAGAATACCAATACCTGGCTGATTGATAATCGCGTTGACTCTTAATGGATAAAGTTGATCTCTTTGAGATTTATTTGGGTTATATGCAAGTTTGATTGCATTGTTAAGAATGCCTCTTTGCTGTCCAGCAGGGGAGAACCAAGGATATGCAAAGATAGAAGTTCTTACCATCAAACCAGCAACATCAGCATTACATGGAATGTAACGGAACTTATTGTTAAAGCGATCATAAGTATACTTGTATCCACTATCAAATACTGCATAAGATGAAGATGAAAGTGGTGAGAAGAATTCAATTACATTGTCAGTTTGAGTATCTGTATTTGTTACATCAACAACATCTAAACGATGTGGAGAAATAACAGCAACACAATCTTTTCTTAGATTTGCAACAGAAATTAGATGATTTGCTTTTGCCTGAGAATCAAATTTGTTTTGAAGTCCGGGACCCATAATTAAATAGTCAACCGCAAGTTCATCTCTATTTGAGAATAGATTATATGAAGTAATTAAATCGCCAAGAGTAGCTTGCATTCCACCAGAAGCAGAGTAATCAACTCCTCCTGTTAGATTATAAGTTACATTTCCTAAAGCACTGAAAGTTTTTCCTTGTGCAGGTTCATTCCAAAGACCTTCTGCAGTTGTAAATTTAGTGAAAGAACTACTAAATCCAACTGGAACTACATCTTCATTTACATTCAAATCATCTGAAGGATTATCCCCAGCATAAACATAATTTGAATATAATGCAAGATAATTTTTCCACCAAATTTTTTGAGGAGAATTTACTGCAGATACAGCATCAGATGCTTTTGATAGTCCAACATGCTTTTCAAGAAGATTACCTTGAATGCCAGTTACTGATCCAGTATCGTCAATAACTACAATATGAATTTCATCACTGTTACATTGTCTGTCTGATCCATATTCAGTTGTGCCTGGTTTTGGAGCAACCGATCTCCAATAAATGCTAGTGTTTGTTAGATTTAAAGTTTGTTGATCATACCAGTCCAAGAGATCATTCGATCCAGATCCAATTAAAGCAGTAGCAATTCCAGGACCAGTTGCACTAATTATTCCTACTGTATTTGTGGGTCTAAATGATCTTAGTTGATTTCTTTGAGCGTAAGTAATAGGAGTTTCAGTCCCATCAGTTGCAACTAAGGATACAATTTTAACATCAACTGTGCTTGTTCCTGTTCCTACACCAGTAATTATACCTTTTAAGTATCCATTAAAATTAGAGGTAGTTCCAACTCCTGCAGAAGGAACATTTACTAAAGCAGTTGTAATTCCATATCCAACTTGAGCAAAAGTGACAGCAGATCCTATCTTTACAATTTGATCAGCTTTGTCATCAATTACGCAAACTTTAAGATTATTTGACCAAGAACCGGGAGTTTTGGCTGCAAAAATATAGTTTGCAATATCATCAGAATGATATGCTTCATAGTCATCGTAATTTTTAATTTTTAAAGTTGTATCTCCTGCAGTAGAAACACCAGAAGAATTTCTGATCGCATTAGCATTTCTAAGTGTATCACCATTTGTTCTTACAACTTTAAGAACACCACCATAAGAAAGATATGAGGATGCACTCATCCAATATTCATATTGGGCATCGGTAGAAATTGGTTTACCGAAAACATTAATAAGATCTTGTTCTGTTGTGATGTCAATTGGTTCGTCTATTGGTCCAATTGCAAAAGGTCCAGCAATTGCACCGATATTATCCAGTACATTATCAGCTCTTCCTACTGTAAGATCAACCTCACGGATCAGTACACCGGGAGATAATTGAGGAGTCGCCATTTAGTTTTTCTCCTAAGACTCGGGTTATCTAAAAAATATTTATTAAAAAGTCATTTTTGACAGGGGAAATCTGGCGTGAACAATTTACCAGTCAGGATATTCCCATTTTATTTTAGGTGTACTCTTTTTTCTTGAGGAAATAATCCTTTTTTTTGCACATTCTTTACATTCATAAGAAAATGAAGAAGATACTGGTCCTCTATCTTTTCTTGTTCTATAAAATTCTCCAATTAAATTTTTAGTCAACCCACAAGACCTACATTTTCTTTCATATAAAAATAAGTGATCAAAATTTAAATGATCTTCTAAGTCCATTAGATATAATTCCACATATAAGAAAATTCTGCCTGAGAATCACCATATTCATCTGTATACCATCTATCTCCATCTTTATCGACAAAAGTACTTTCGTCATTTATACCATCAACAATAAAACCAAATGGTGACATATCTTGCTCTACTTGGTTTTTTTGTTCTTCATATATTTTTTTTCTTATATCTTGATCTGTAAGTTCTTTAAAATAATCTTGAAGAATCAACCAAGAATACATTACTAAGCACATTACTAAATCATCGTTTCTACCTTCTTCCGCCTCAAAAGAATTTCCTTTTTGAATAAAAGTTGTAAGTTCATTAATGATCTCAAAATCATTAAATACAAGTTTATTATCTTCAATAAGAGTTTTGAGATTTAAACATCCAACCTTTTTAGTTGTTTTTGACATTTTTACGCCAAGTTGGACTTTTTTTCCAGAAAATCCTTGACCAAGAATTTGTCCTGCTCTTCCTCGCATAGAACTCATAAGAAGATTCGAATATTCTAAATCATAATGAAGACCAGCAGCTACTTGATCTCCAACATCATTGACCTCACATAGAACATATGCTTTATTATAAGATGTTGCAACTTCTTTTATAATTTGGGGAAATAATATAGGTCTTATTTGATTATTTCTATATTTTGCAACTACTTTATGTGGGAATTGAGAAACATCTATAACTGCAAATGCAGAAAAATCTTTTTCTACGCCACGAGCGACATCAACAGTAATCACATATGTATGGTCCTCCTGAGGGTCCTCAAAGACATCTAATCCTGCACTAGATGTCTTTGGTTGTTCAAATACTAATCTATTAAGTACAGGACCAGAGATCAGTGTATCTGATGATCCAAGAAATAAACATTCAAATTCTTGTCTCCACTGTGCCTCAGAAGTATTTGCAATAGTGGTTCTTTTGAATTCCTCATCTCTTCCGGGAACATCTGTCCAATGAACTTCAATTGGAACATAAGCGTTCTTACTTTTTTGCGCATCATCCCATAGACGATAGAAATGGTTCATACCATAAGGAGTACTAACCACAATAACCTTTGAAGATAGTCCAGATGTAATTACAGGATATACTGAACTAAAGAAATTATCCGCAACAGTATTTGGAACGAATGCAAATTCGTCCAAGAAAATGATATTATAAGTTCCACCTCGAATTGATGATGCAGAAGTTGATGCAGCAGTAATCTTGGATTTATTCTCAAGTTCCATAGAACCCTTATTCCAAGATATTACTCCTTGCTGCAACCATTTTGGTAGGTTTTCATAACCTGTTTGTAGGCGATCAAGAAGATCTCTTGCAGTTGATGCTTTGTTCGCAAGAATTGCTATATTTACATTATCATTAAAAATTGCATAATGAAGAAGATAAGAAACTACTGTGGTACTTTTTCCAGATTGACGAGGAAGCTTACAAATACTGAAACGATTATTATGAAATGTCTCAATCATCTCCTCTTGAAAAGGATAAGTATTAAATTTTGATAATCCGTGATCAAGAGTTACAATTTTTATATAATTCTTTGCGAAATAAACTGGATCTTTTGCACATTTAATCCACTCAAGAACTTGTTCTTCAGTAAATTCAATTTTTGTATTTGCCTTCTTGAGCAGAGGATTGCCCAAATAGTATTCTTCAGACATATATATACCCTTGTTCTTTCCAATTCTTCATTCTGTAATTGAGACATTGTAATGATATATTTAAACATATAGATGCTTCAGTCATTGAATTATATTTAACTCCATTAATAATTACTTTTTTATTAAAGTGACTGTTATCACTATTTCCTGAAATATTATTACCAAATCTTCTTCCTTTTAATTTTTCACTGCGTTTTCTTTTTGTCTCTTCGCTCTGTTTTTTCCCAGTATTTTTCTCAACTGCTTTCATTAAATTATTCATAAAATATTCATTTCCATGCCATATTTTTCTGTGAAATTCTTCACTGCAAATATATAAATGTTCTGGTATATCTTTACCACCTTCACTTCTTGGAGGAAAATGGTGTACATGCATACCTTTCATTTGTTCTTTTGTCAATCCCCAATGTTTTCTTGCAATGTTTCGAACAACAACCGCATTTAGTCTAGTATTTGGCACTCTCACTATTGAACTACACATAATTAATTACCATTTAACTTTATTTGCCCAATAAGCAGCAGACATTTTTCCTTTTGAAATGTTTTTGGCATGTCTAGATTGAAATCTATGACGACGACTTGCATATTCCTCAGATTCACCTTTTTTCTTAGGAGAACCTTTTACTCCTTTTTGTCCAAAACGAATAAGTTCTTCTTTGCCACCCTCACATGCTTTTACTACATGAGATTTACCAGTTTCTCCTGAACCATGTGCTTGTGCTTTTGGTTTATTGCAAGGCATTTCTGCCTTATTTACTTTTTTTCGTCAAGTATTTCAACCTCTTCACCCATAGGTTTTACATAATTCTTATTAGGACCCAATTTACCACCATTTCCACCTCTATAAGCATAAATTAGAGGTTCTCCTTGTTTAAATTCTGCGACTCTATAAGTAACTACTCTTGAATCGGGGTAAATCTTCTGAATCTCATCAGAAATCTCAGTTCTTGAAGGAACCTTTGCTTGCGGAAAGAATATTTGTATGGTATAATATTTACCTCTCCAAGATAAAGTTACAAAGATGTTATTTCCAGTTTGGGCAGAAATTCTTGCTGCTTCGCTGACACAGTTGGGAACTTCTTTTCCATTTTTTATTTTTGTTGGAGGATTGCCTAATTTTTTACCTTTCCAGCACTTATCTGCACCAACATTTTTTCTTGCTTGCTCAATTCCCTCATCAACATCTAATGTTTTTGGATATCCTTTTTGTCCTGGTTTTTTTCTAGGAAGACCTTTTTCTCTACGCTTATGGATATTTGCCCAAAGACCAGGATTCTCTTCTTCTATAGAACCAGCCTTGATAATATCAATAAATTCAGCGTAATAGTTGCCATTTGCATCTGTTATTATGGTACTCTCTTTTTGAGTTTCCATTTTTTTGAGTTTTGTATAATAATTTGGAAGTTCATCTAAATGCTGAAGAGCAGTTATTCTAGCAAGTTTTTTATCTGAAGTATGCTCAGATTCAACTTTTGTCCCTATTTTAACTTGCTTCTGAATTTCATCTAACGAGATACCATGCTTTTTAGCAAGTTCTTGAGGGGATTTATATGATTGTGTTGGTCCTTTTGGATCCTTTTCTTCTGCCATCGGACACTGACCCACCCCATGCACGGGACAAGATTTTCCTTTTTTAGTATGAGTACAAGATCCTTCAACTGGTTTACCAATTCCAACTTCAGTTGGTTTAATTTTTTGTCCAGGAACTTTCATTCCTTCGGGAAGTGGTTTGCATACCTTATCAGTATTACACCAATACATTCCCTTACCACACTTCTCTTCGCCTAGAATTTTCTCAACTAAAGAAATTTCTTCTTTTTTTACAGATGGTAATGATACTGCCGCTGCTTTTTTCTTTTGAAGTTCTACTGCTTTTGGTCCAAGTTGTTTTGCTGCATCTGGTGTCAATGCTCCAGCACCAGAAGATTTTTTAATTGCAAAACTTGGTTCTTTTGCTTCATCTAAACCTTCATCACTTTGAAGATACTCCGCTGCAGTATCAATATAATCTGCTGCTTTTGTAATCTTTGACTGTACCCAAGCAGGAAGTTGCTGCTTACCTGTCTTTATAGATTTTCTAAGATTTTTAATTGCTCTTTCTATAGAATCTAATTCATTTCTTGCCATATATCCTTCATCATCTGCTTTCTTACCAGAAGCAATTTCTTTGTGATCTTCGTGAATTTTTTTCATTTTTCCTTTAATCCAATCGTCTGGTGTCTTTTTATATTTATTTACAAAAGCATTATGAAGTTCTTTGGCAGTGATATTATGAGATTTCATAATTTTTCTCATTAAATTATCAATAGAATCATAAGAGATATCTTTTAAATTTAATAATCTATTTTCTAATTCAGTTACTGCTTGAGTTAACATTTTTACTTCTATTTATTTTCTTCATCATTTAACTTAGTTTTTAATAACTTGGACAATTCCGCCGTAGAACCAACAAAAAGGGCATTAGTCACATTTGTTGGTCCACTTGATGATTTAACTTCTTCAATATCTTTTAATTTTTTTTGAAGTTCCATCAATTTATCAGTAGCATCTGAAACATTCTTAATCAACTGACCAACAACTTCATATGCTCTAGGAGATTCAGTTTCTTGTGCTAATTCCAAAACACTGTTAATTGCTTCTTGACCTTTTTCTATGATAGAATAAAAATTACCCCTAGAATATTCATAATCTCTTTTTATATCATTGGTAATTGAATTTGTTTCTTTTTCTTGTGCTTTTTCAATTTTTATAGGTTCTATTTGATTCTCAATAATTTCACTGGTCACATTAAAAACCTCATCTAATTTATCAAATTTTTTAGGCATAATGTCCTCAACTAAATTCTAAACCACTAAATCCAAAATCATCTCCAAGTTCAATTAGGGAATTATCCACTTCAGTAATCAATTTAACTTGAGTACCAGAAACATGATTTGAAATTGGTGTACTATAAGCTCCTCTAATAACACTTAAAGAATTTCCTGTTTTCTCTGAAACATATAATGTTTCATTGTTTAAAGTAAAATAAGAATTTAATGGTATATTTGAAGCATCTGCTACTTGAATTGTAGTGCTTCCTAGATCAACATCTGCACTTAAAATAGTAGTTACTTCATCAGTATAATTTTTAGTTGCAGTTGGTGTTACTGAATATGTAAGATCTCTTGTAGTTGATTGAGTATCTCCAGAAATAAATCCAAGAGAAACTTTTTTGATGATATCTTTGGAAGAAGCAGAAGAAACAGGACCAAAAAGATAAGTTTTTGCTGTAAATTTTAAAGTATAAATTAATGCTCTTCTTGTAGTATAATCTCCTTCATAATCATCTTCCATTGTAACGCTATCAAGAACAATTGGTATATCTCTTTTTTCACCAATTGTATCGACCAAATTTATAGTTAAAGTATAAGAGGGTTGAAAATATGGTAATATCTGCTCAACAATTTGAAGCATATCATCATTCAACTTAGTCATTATACTTAATTCAAAATCCATATTATATGGAACAGGCATATAAGTTTTTCTTATGTCTGTTCCATCAGTGACTGATTTTGATAGGAATGTTTGTGTTGTTGTTAATTTTCTTGCAGTATCATAAGTTAATCCAGTAAATTCAAATGACATTCTTGGTAATGTTATTTGAACAGGAGTATTTAAATTTGGTTGTTGTTCAACTCTTGCTAAAAATTTCTGAATAGGTCCATATGCTAGAGGAACTTTAATAACTGATACTACCTCTTTCTGATTATTGGTTTGTCTTATTTCAATATTATTGAATAGTGTTCCAAAACCAATTACAGTTTTACGAAGAATTTCGTGATAAAAATACTCAAACATTTTTATTGACCTATTTTAATATATTTAACAAATTAAGGAGTTCCAAATGGATTTACTTCACTAAAATCTAAAATTGAATCGGATTCTTGTTCAATAATATCATTTTGTCCAAAATTATTATTATCGGTAGTTAAGTTTCTTCGTCTTATACTATAATTTGCCCCAGAGTTTGTTCCAGTAACAACTTCTCCGGGTAAAAATGTTCCAGTTGAATTCGAAACTTCTAAAATCTTAGTAACAGAATTCCAAGATTTAACTCTTGCAGTGATACTACTTATACTGCCAACAATAACTTCATTATATTGATATGTTCCAAATCCAACTATAACATTAGGAGAACCAATTTGTATCTGTGGAACTTGAGTATATCCTAATCCTGCATTAGTTATTCTAATTTGAGTTACTGATCCAGAATCATTGATTACAGAAGATGCCTGTGCTGATATAGAAGATATTCCAATAAACGAAACTAATGGTGGATTTGTATATCCAGAACCTCCATTAGTAATTGTTATTATTCCAACTATACCATCTCCAATTGTTGCAATTGCATCCGCACCAGAACCTCCTCCACCAGTAAATGATATTTTAGGTGCAATAGTATATCCAAATCCGGGATTGATTAATTCAATTCCTTGTACTCTTAATAATGTTTGATTTGGTTCGCAAAGATCTACTATTCCCCCAATCATGGTTGCTATTCCAGTAGCAGTCACTCCTCCATAAGGTGCGGATGAAAATGCTACTGTTGGTGAAGCATTATACCCAGAACCTCGATTGATAATATTTACATATCTCACTCCACCATTAACTATTGAAGTAACTGCTGATGCAGTAGATCCCATACCTACTAATTGAAGCGTTTGAGTCACAGTGTATTGTGGGCGATCAGTTAAATCATCTCCAGTTCCATCAGTATCTATTCCTTGAGGATTATCAATGAAATCTATACCAGTATTAATAACTTCATTTTCATATCTAAAGAGTTCACATCTTAATTCATAAACATAATTTTTTCTCAATTGATAAAAAGGTTTTTCATGTTCAACATACTTAATTTCAAATAATCTATTTCCATATGGAAAATAGATTAAATCCCCTTCTTTTGGTCTATTAGATATCTCAATATCTTCTAAATTTTTAATTAACGTTGATACATATACTTCCCATCTTTCTTTTGATATGATTAAATTCAAATCGTCTAATTCTTGAATTCCAAATTTTGATAGAATAGTTCCTTGCCCACCATATCCTTCATAAGAATCTACATATGCCTCTATCGGATAAGCAAAATTAAATTGGGATTCAATAACTTCTTTTATAACAGATTTTTTTGTTATATATTGACGAGGAAGATAATATACATCAACACCGTACATCCTTAAAGATTCGTTTACTAAATCTTGAAGAAGATTTTGCTCTGACTTTGAACCATTTAAAAAGAAGGGATTTAACATAACTTTATCCGATCATATCTAATGGAGGTAATTCATAAGTGCTTGACATTTTTTCAATTAAAACATCAATCTCTCTTTGAGCATCCTCAAAAAGTTCTCTACCATTATATTCTATTCCGCCAGGAAGTTTCATTCCTCTGAATTTAGCACTTAGATTTAATCCCCATTGACGTTTAATTAATGATGTTAAATATGGTTTTAGAAATGAATCATTCCAAACTCTAGAATAGTCATTTGGATCCATCATTCTATAGCAATCAATTATGAGATAATGATCAGGTTTTAAAGCACTCCAATCAATGTCCATATAAAGTCGATCTTGTCTTTTATTAAAACGAATTTGTTTTTGTGTAGTTAATAACCAATCAATATCTTCAAGATATGTTTTTACCATTGAATAGGTTAAAAGTTCTGTAGAACCCCAGTAGTAAATATCGTTTAAAAATAACTGATATTTAATACTAAACATTCCGCTAGCAATAGAGTTAGACCCTTCAAAATGAAATACTTTATTTACTCCTATAACATGAGGTGGAACTTGCAAATAATTACTATTTTCAAAATAATTAAAAGTTGTTGCAGTTCCAACTATATTTGCTGTTGCTGAAGTTGAAGCAATACCAACTCCATTGATTCCTTTTGCTCTTCCTCTATCAATATCTTCCTGAGTTACTTTATATTTTAAATAAGTTTGATAAACACCATCAAAGTGTCTTTCTTGGAAGAGTTGAAGAGCATCATCAACAAGATCTTCTATTTGCTCTTGTGCAACGTTTATCTCCAAAACAGGAGCACCTAATTTTCTTAAACAATAATCGATCAATTCTTGTCTAGATGATGGTTGTGCCATTATAGTTTTGATACTACTTCTTGTTGTTTAAAATATAATTTAATATATGACTTAGCAAGAGTTTTTAAAATTTCAATATCAGTTATACTATCTATATCTCTTGAAAGTTTCTCATATTCAAATAATTTAGACATATTTTCTAAAGAAATGCTATCAGGATCCATTTACTAAATTCCTCAATAAGTTTTTAATTTCACTAATATCATTGTGAATATCATTCAATTCACTTTCAATTTTTTCTATTTTTTTACTTTCTCTGTACTTTTTTTTATATTCTTCAACATATCTATTATAACCCTCATAGTCACCATTTACAATAGCTTCAGAATTAATATCTCTGAAAAGATAATTTTTATCTTTTACTTTTATGAGATCTTGGTTTTCTTCGTAAATCATAGGTTTTCAATTTTATACTCTTGGTTTTGATGTAGCAATTGCCCTTAAATCCTTTATCAAAGGTGGATTTGCTTGGTTTGTTGATGACATAACAATTTTGATAGAGAATCCATCGAAATCGGCAAGATCATCAACTGAGAACTCATAATCTTTGAATAATATATCAGAAGATTTAATTACTTTACTATCAGGAGATCCATTATTTTGTGAAAAATCAGTAACTCTCTTAATACCTTGACCGTCAACTTGATAATTTGACCATCCTGGAAATAAATCATAGTTACTTCCGGAATTTGAAGAATCTGATCTAAATGTTCTGTAAAGAACTCTGATATCACTATCAGTTGTCATACTTGCAGATAGAAGAACCTTGATTGAATTCGCAGGTAATTTTAGTTTTATTGGGTTTGACAAATAAACAGCAGCGTGTCTATCAGAATCCAAACTTCTTATTGTGTCATCATCTGCATATCCTTGATCATTATTTGTTCCGATTGGATTATTAATTAAATTAGATGTTAAGATTACAGATGTTTGAATAGTATCAATTACTGGTGATATTCTGGAGTCATTGCTTGTCATTAAAAATTCCATTGTTAAAGATCTATTTCCAGGAGCTTCTGTAATAAATCTATTCTCATTAACCTCAGAACAAATCAATCTTGGAGTATTAAAGAAATGTGGAGTATCTAAAGAAATATTTTCAAATCCCGAATCAATAAATGACTTTTCATTCCCACCAACACTTGTTCCAGTAAATGTTCTTACTCTTGGAGTAATACTTGTATTTGGAAGTAAAATGTTTGCAATATTTGGTGTAATAACTTCAAATTGAATATTATTAGTAATATTAGTGCCAGTATCTCCAGTTTGCTTAGTTTCAGCAAAGTAGAGATTATTTGTCCTATCAGAACCTATTGGATCTCCATTATAATCTGTACTACCATTTTCAATCTTAATATGATAACTATTCAAAGTAGTTGGATGAATAGATTGATCAACTAAAGTTAAATTATGAACTTTATTAATTCTTCTCAAGGAAACTCCAGAAAGTTCGTATTTATAGACCTGTGCCCCACTAAAATGTGACTGTAGTTCTGTTCCATCAACTTTTCTTAAAGACTCACTAGAGGTCAGAGTGTCACCTGAAACTCCAGTATATCCAATAACTTCTTCATCTATAATTACATAACCAGTGTTTGCTACACTTACAGTAATACCCTCAAATTGGGTAAATCCTATTCCAGTTCCTGGAGTTAATGGGATTGTTATATTAGTAGTTGAAATATCTGAACTTAACTTTGAATTAATTTCATAATTTTCTGGTCTAAATTTACTAATTTTAACATAGTTTTCCTCAGAGTGCATACCATGATTTATTTGATAAACTTTAATATGTTCTCCAGTATAATATTGATCTGGAGTTCTAGAACTTACTGTTACTCCAGGACCAACAAAAGCACTATTTCCGGAAGAATCAATATAAGATAGAGTTGTAATTCCTACAGTGAAATCACCCTGAACGTTATCTAAAACAAAAGTATTATTTGATGAGATTGAAGATACAGTTACTTTGCCACCATAACCAACTCCAGATCCAATTTCTGGTATTATCAAAGAATCTCCTTCTTGATATCCAGATCCACCTGTTGTAATTGTAACTGTTCCTATTCCTGTAGTATTTCCATCGATTTGAATAGTAGCAACTGCTCCAGCACCATATCCAGTTTCTGTTATCAGTGATACTCCAGTAAAAGTTCCGGAAGTATATCCGCTACCAACTTTAGAAATTGTAACTCCAGCACCAACTGCAACGCTTCCTGCTATACCGATTAGAGTTCCTGAAGTGGATCCCTGAGTTATAGTTGTTCCGGGAACAATAATATTTGGATTATAACCTGTTGACCCTAATCCAACAACAGTTCTTTTCGAAAGTAAAACAAATTGATTTTCTCCAGTTACTGTGACTTTACCATTTCCCAAAGAAAGTTTTGGATTAAAGAATCTTACAAGACCTTCACTATCAAAATCTGCCCTATAAATTCTATATTTCAAATCTTCCATTTGAGAAGGAGTCCAAACAGTTCCATTCTGAGATTTGAATAAACTCCCTAGAGTTGGTTGTTGAGATATTTTTACATTTGGTTGTAAAATATCATTTTGACCCATTTCCGAAATGAATACTCTATAGTTTGGACTACCTGATAGTAGTACTATCGCATATTCTGAAGAAACTTGACTTCCTACAGGAGCATTTCTAATATCTTGTAGTTTAGGTCCATTTAAATATACTGGGGATGGGAAAGTAAATTTGGTTGGAACTGAGCTATCTAAAGAAAGGCTTATTTCATCTGGTGAAAGAGTAACCTCAGAGAATGGAACAACCATATTACTAGGCACACCCGCAACCAGAGGTCTAATTTGAAGTGTAACAGGAAGTTCTTCATCTTTGTTCTCAAAGAATATTTCAACAGAAGTTATGAAAACTCCAGATTCATCTTTTACATAGAAAGATTGTCCTAAAGGATCAAAAGTTCCTTCTTGAATTACAACATTAGAACCAGTTGTACCTGTTTGAACGCGAGTTACGGTATTGGTAGTTATATTTTCAGTTATGTTTGTTATTTGTGTAGTAGTTTGTCTTCTTGCAGGAATAACCTGAATATTTCTTGTAGTTAAAATATTTACATTTCTCACATTTGTAATCGCAGAAGAAGTAAATTCTGCTTCACCCGCACTTTCACTAAATTTAGTATTTGGGATTATTTCATTTGATGTTCCTGCATTTGGATTTAGTGTTGGAGTATCAATTATTGTAAAAGTATTATCTCCATTTATCCATTTTGGATTTTCTGCTATAGAAGGATCAGGAACAAAAAGTGATCCTATCAATCTACCACTAGCATCAGAAATCAATCGAATATTTGTTATTCTAGCAACAGCACCTGAAGTTTTTCCTATAATAGTCATACCAACTGCTGCTAATCCATAATATTCTACTTCTGAACGTAGTTGTAATGCATTAGTGTCTACGTTTAAAAATGTAGAAGATTCGCTATAGGATGATGGTGGAGTTTGTTGTGTATATGGAATGATTTTAAATACATCTGTTGGAGAATTATGAGGTCCAAAACGATGATTTGGAGAGCAAACTCTAAATCTGAGAACAGAACCTAAAAATGTTGGAGAACTTTCTACAGTTTCTCCGACAACAAATCTTCCAGAAACCATTTGGATTTCTAGTAATTTTGGAGTAATATATTTTTGAACATCTATTCCTTCAAAGAATGAATAGAATCTTGTTAAAGGTCTGAGCCCTTTAACATCAAATTCTATATTTCTACTTCTCAAGAATCTAACTGTTTCTTGAGAGAACGTAACAGTTTCTGTAACTGTATTTCCGAGATCAACAATTTCCGGTGGAATAATTACTGTTCTTGTGTTAGATACTGTTCTTTGTACTGTACTTACGGATGACTCAACTTCTTCACTGAAAATAGGAGTTCCGCCAGGAGTAAACTGAACAACTGCAGTTCTATTCCCTGTTGTTGGAGTATTTTCAATCTGAGTTATAAAGTTACTTGCAACATCTGGGGGGAAAAGCGAATTTATATATGCATACAGATCACTTCTACTACTTGGTGTTATTCTTCCTGGTGCAACTTCCAATCTTAAAGTGTTTCCAGTAATTCTGAGTCCTCCTCCAACCAAAGCAGGGGAAAAAGTTGGTGGTACGGAACTTTTATTGAGATTACTTTGAATTGTTCGAGCATTTGCAATCCAATCAAAGGAATCTGAAACTACTCCAGTTTGTGGAGATGGGGCATTAACTCTTACAGTTCTATTTGTTGTAACATTTTGTGTTGTTGTAATATTAATGTCTGGAAGGGGATCTGCAGTAACTCTATTTTCATTAAATGAGCGAGTTGTGTCCGTTCTTTCTTCTACCCAAGTATCAATAGGAGGTCTAAGTTCTATGAGACCTGACCAAAAACGAACTAAGAATGGGGTTACACTTTCAGATTTAGTGGCATATTGCTGGTCAATGTATAGAACTTCATCATAGTTTAATGTAATTAAGTCTCCAGTTTTCTTTACACCTAAAGATCCTAAATCACTAACAAAACTGTGAGATATATTTGGATTATAAGTTTGTCCTACCCCAGATATTGCCTCAGAACCTAATTGAAGGTCCAACTGTGTTGTATAATGAGAAGGTCTTAGTGTATTTGTTGTTTTATCAATTGCTGCTCTAAATGAAGGATTATTTACATCATGATAATCATGACTACTAAAATTATCAGCAAAAAATCCACACTTAAATCTATCTAATCCAGTATCAGCATCTTTAATGGTAAAGTTTTCTGTTTTGGATTCTAGCATTGATAAAGTTGTGAACTTTTCAACTCTATCAATTCTATTTTCAAGCAAAGCAATGTCAGACATTCTATATCTCTTATGCTCAGACATATTATAACTAATATTCTTTGCATCAAAAACATAGGGAGGAATAAAGACATATGCAATGTCTAAACAATTTTCTCTTTTTGAAGGAGGAATGGGGAAATCTGATGGTGTTCCTTGAACAACTTCAAATAAACCATTTGGGTTTAAATTAATTAAATCAATTCTTCCTTGATAGTAAGAATAGTTTACTAATAGATTTTCTCTTGAAACTAAAGTATATTCTGAATATAAACCATCAGCAGCAAAGTTTCTTGAAGAAAACTCAAATGGAGATTTAGTAGATAAAGTATAAGGTGCAACTCTTGGTCTTAAATCAATTACGTCAGATAAACGAGTTCCCCTATAAGTTGGGATATCATACTTATATCCGTCTGTTGAGTAACTATTTACAGTAACAAATTCTCCAGTATCATTTTGATCAATAGTATAATTTTGAAAGATTATTTTTATTTTTTTAGTTGGTTCTGAAGATCCACTCTTTCTAACAATTCTACCATAATCATAATAATAATCTCTTTGCCCATCATCTAAAGTATAGTTTTGAGTTATATTTTTATCTCCGATTGTTTTATCAATTATTAGAGAAATTATTTTAGACTCATCACCAGTAATAAGTTCGCCAGTTTGGAATTGTAAAGTATTTAAATAAGCATACTCTAATTTATCAAAATCTTTTTTTGCTGTAATTATAGCAACTGCTCCAGAGGTTGAACCTGTAATTTTTTCTCCAACCAAATAATCTTGATTATTGTTAGATGGTCCAGTAAAAGATGATAATTGTAAAGTCGGTAATTGTGGATCAGAAGTTCCAGTTGATTCATAAATTGCCAGCACACGAAGAACATCCGGAACATTCAAACAAATTTCAGTATCTTGAACTCTAGTTCCATATACATTATTATAAGTAAGACCATCATTTAAGGTAGTAGTTCCAATACCAGAAGATACTAATTTAGAATTTGAAACTATAATTGATGTTGTTTTGTTTAATTTTTTAATCTTAGATGAGGGCGCTTTATTTGATACTGTTGCAATTACATCAGCATTACCACTAGTTTTTGATAATCCTCTGAATGTTATGGATTTTAAATCTTGAGCAATATCAAATTTATCAAATCTCATTGGCTCTATTGAACCATCAGCATATGTAATAACAAATCTATCTTCATCAAAACTTTCAAAGTAGATATCTACATCTGAAGGATCAATAGTTATTGTTAAACTGCCATCATTTTGAACTGCTATTGATGTAAAAGATTTTCTTTGAATTATTTCTGATTCTGAGATTGATAGAGAACTTATATTAGATTTTCCAATCTGTGTATATAAAGAGGAATCTCTTGATGAAAAATTATTATTAAGTTTAATAATATTTGTAACCTCAACAGAACCACTTGGAACGCTACCGTTACAAACTCCAGATACTGTAGTAACAGAACCTAAAGTAAATGATGTTCCTCCAGAACTAACTGCGGTTACTTTATTATATACAGGATCTCCAGTAAAGGTAGTACTTGCATAAGATACTATATCACCTACTTTTAATATAGTGGCGAAATTATTGTTAATACCGGCAGATACTACACCATTATTAATTCTAAAAGTAGTTCCTGGAGAAGAAATATAAGATTTTGTACTTAATACTAAATCTGCATTAAATGTTGATATTCCAACTTGAGAATAGATTGATTTTACATCAGATGCTGTGTAATCAGTTACGGATGCAATTAAGCGATTATTATCAACTTCATTTATACTTATTGGTTCATTTTCTAAAAACTTACCTGAAACTTCATATAGAGATAATGTTTTTGAATTAGAAACATCTAATCTTAAATATCCTTCAGCGTTACTTCTTTTACCTTTAATTACTGCAGGAGCAGTTAATGTAATTTCTTTAGTTAAAGTTATTGTAGTATAGGTCTCAATATCAAATAATCTAATGTGCAACCTACTAGTATCATCAATATAATCACTTTCAGGAACATAATCATAAACTCTTGCTACTCCAATTTCAGTTCCAGATGCTTGAGAAGGATTTGCTCCAATTCTACTATCCATCAGTTTTACAACTGAGGTTGTAGCTATTCCTATTCTAGGAGATCCATAAGAATTATTTAAAATGCACAGAACACCAGCATTAAAATCTACATTTATATTGTTTACTGTTGCAGTTGTTCTTGGTTTTGGTACATCTAAAAGCCTTGAAGAGATAGTTTCTACATCATATCCATTTACATATGCTTTTCCTGGTCCAATTTGATACACCATTAAATCATCTGATGGTGTATTTCCATTTGCAGTTAACTGCTCACTAAAATATATTCCTCTATTTAAAACCCTATCATTTAAACTATCTCTAATGTTTAAACTGAAAGGTTTTACAAAATAATTACCAGATTCATCAAAAGTTCTTCTTGCTAACTCGTCTCTAAGTATATTATATTCTGGATTTTTGTCAAAAAATTGAGTTACTCCACCTTCGACTCTTAAGATTTCTACAAATCCTTCAGTATTAGTGTCGTCTAATCTTTTCTTTGTTAATTCTAATTCTATTTTAAATCTATCTGCTCCAGGAGCAGCATAATTTGAAAATCCTTGAGCATTATCAAATAATGATTCATCTTCATCTGAGGTTACTACCTTTTCAATTACATCAAATCCAACTTTGTATGAAGGATTTCTATTATATTGATCTAATATAATAGTTTGCTCCTGCACATTTGCAAAAAATCCTCTTACAAAATATACTCCATTTGCAATTGATACTGCAGATCCTTCAGAGATGGAATTTTGAGAAATAGTGTTGCAAAAACCTTGACCTGTTTGGATAGTAAAGTTTCCATAGGTTAATGCAGTTTCTAGTACTAAAGTTTCACCATCCTGAAATCTCTTATTTGAAAAATCTTCTCCTCCACTTTGAAGATATTTCAGATAAAGAGTGTAGTTTCCTCTTTCAGATTCAATATTAGTAATTGTAAAAATAATTTCTGCGGAAACACCACTAGTATTTCCTCTTATTCTTTTTCCTTTTAATTGATCATAATATAATGATATTGGAATTCCGTTATATTGGGATTCAATTTCAACACAATAAAATGGTGTTTCGTATTTTAGTTGCCCAGGAATTACAACAGATCCCTCTTTGAATACATGCCTTCCATACTGCTCAATTTGATTTTGTAATATTGACTGTAAGGTTGTTAATTCTCTAGCCTGAATAGGATATCCAGGCTTAAAAAGTACCTTATAATAATCTCTATCCTTGTCAAAATCATCAAAATATGGAGAGACATTGAGATTTGTTTCCTGTGACATGATTTTTTAAAATTGCAAAATGACCTTAATATCTTCTTTTTGGTTTGGAGATCTTGTAATCGCAGCCCTATTATCAACGTAAATAATAGAACCTGAATATTTTTTAACTTCTGGAGAAGAAACTCCCCTCACAAAAGATTGTCCCAAGTTATATGTCCTATTATTTAGTGCCGTACTTATACCTGGATTTGCTATAGTTCCAAAATTAACATCTATTAATAACTCAGAAGATCCTCCAACAATAGCAAAAGAACCAGTGCCCGTAGGATAAGAAGTAAACTCCTGCATTTCAAATCCATATTGTGGAGAAGTGTTTCTTGTGCCGTTTGTATTAAATCCTACTAAATTTCTATCTTGCCAATATTTTAATACACCAGTATTTGCATCATAAGAAATAACTCTTCCTACAGCAGTAACTCCTGTCCCTATAGTTTGCTGTATTTGGGAATTTGCAGTAAATGAAACATTTTTATATAAATCCACATTACCAGAAGGACCTACTAATTTTAATGCCCCTAAAGCACTTACAACAGAATCTGTTAGTTTTTCGTTAGATTGATATTTCTCTGGATTTTGAACTATACCTATTCTTGCTATAGAATTTCCAACAATAAAATCCGGATTATTAGTGTCATTCTCAAGACGAGAATAGACCATAGTTCTATATGCACCTAATTCCCTATAGATATCAAATCCATGACCACCTTTAGGTGGAATTATAACATCAAATTTTGGTCTAATAGTGCCTGTAGGTACATTACCTCCTTCCAAATCAACACTTCCATAAGTATAACCACTTCCGCCATTAGAAATAGTTATAGATTCAACCTTCGAATCATTGTTTATTGTAATAGTTGCTGTTGCATCAGAACCATCTCCCTTAATTGGGACATTAGTATATGTTATATTGGCGTTACCTAAACCAGATCCTCTGTCAGTAACAATACCAATTTTTAATTGACCACTATTAGTTGCATTATTTCTTACTGTAGCATTTTCTGCAGATGTTTCCCAATTTTTTGGTACAGGAATATATTCTTCAGTAACAAATTTAGTTATTTCTGTAGGTGTTATAGTATAAAGGTATTTCCAAAGATAACCATCTCCGCTTGCTCCTGCAGATTTTGGCTCTAAATCAGTAAATGTTGGTTCATCTAAGGATGGTTTTCCGTTTGGATTTTCTGGACTAATACCATTGTAAAGACAAATATATACCCTATAATCTCTATTTACTACATAAAAATTTGAAGAATATAAATTTGTTGAACCAGAAGGTTTTGATGTAGTATCTCTACTAATATCATGCCTATACATATCATAGGTAGTTCCAGATTCCCAATTAATTCTTCTTATTACCTGCCTAGCATCTTCAGAATTAATTTTTTTCAAAGCAATCATAGTATCCCAATAAGAATTTTCCTCATCAAAATTATCTTTAGGTGCTATCGGACTTGAAGACCAGTTAGGATCATACTCAGAAGAATTTGTTAGTCCCACAAACATATAATAGGAATCTTGAGAAGAACTTATCCCAGAAATAAAATTTTTGGAATTTAAAATTCTTAATTGATTTGTTATAATTGCAGCCATTTTAGTTTTTTATTTATTTATGAGAGGTAATCTTGATATTTAAGCGGTGAATATCTATAAACTAATGGAGAAGTTTGTATTCCAGAATATCCGGATAAATTATATGCAGAAAATTCCTTTGGAGTTTTTCTCTTGAAATCATGTATTCTTCCCCAACTATAATTTCCATAAAAACCACTATATCCAATTCCAGTTAATCCTGAATAATCAGCTTTAACTATAACTTTAGCAACATCAACCAATCCAACACTTCCGGGAACATTTGTTTGTCCTATTGAAACAGATGCTACTTGGTAAACATTATCAATATATGAGGATATTCCAATAGTGCTTCCAGAAATTGTTTTTGATGTTGTAATAGATCCAACATTAGAATTTGACACTACAAAATAGTATCCAACAGATATTCCACTTTCTTCTATTATAGGAGTTCCTACAATAGAAGGATCTCTGAGATATGAATTCTGAGGAATGTAAAAATCAAATACCAATGCACTTGATCCCCCAAAGGTAGTTGTAGATACTCCAGTAATATATCCAAAATCTCCTTCATATTCAACATCAGTTATCAATTCAGTTGATACTGGAGTTATATCATCCTGAGATTGTATTATAATTTCATATGTTGGTCCCTCATTTTCACTATCAAAGAATGTCTTAACTCCTTCCACAAATATTTGATCTGTAGAAATTCCCACATTAGAAATTATATTAGTTACTGGATATATTTTTGGTTCATATATTTGTCTTCCTTTAGAAACTTCTTGTCCTTGTATAATTTTATCTTCATCTTGTAAACACCAAGTTAAAGGTCTTAAATAAGAATCATCTGTATTGATTCCTGGACCAGGATATGTATTTGTTTCTAATATCACTGGAGATTTGATGTCAAAAACAGTTCTTTCGTTTTCTGAGAATTGTAAATTATCATCAAAAAGAGTAACACCATCTCCAATTTTTATAGTTTCCTCCACATCTTTTTCCAATATATCAACAGAAGATGTTCCTTGATAGAATAATACTTTTGAATTATCCCCTTCTCTTGGAGCTTCATCGAAAGTAATTATACTTCCATCAAATGTATAATTTTTTCCAGGAATTTGCAGAACATCATTTATAAAAATTAGAATAGCATTTTGTGGAATTAAGTTTGATCCTGCTTTAGATGTAATTGTTTTGGGAACATTATTCTCTCTTAAAATGAATGATTTTCTGAATCCATTAAAAAATCGGTCTAAAGGATCAAATGCTTTTAAATCACCAAAATACCAACCAGAAAATTCATCTGAATATGTCCTTTCTATGAATATTTTAAATTTATCAAAAATTCCAGTATTTGTAGGAATTCCCGATACTCCTCCAGTTGGAATTGTTAATACTTGTCCAGATTTATATCCATATCCCAAATTTGTAAATTCAAAGGAAAGTACTTTTGAATCTTGATCAACTATTAAATTAACTTTAGATTCTGTACCAACTCCAGATGAACTTGAATCATATATTAAAGGTATATTTGAATATGACAACGGTGAATCAAATATTACTATTGGTGGATTTGTAGAAGTATATCCAACTCCGGGATTTGTTATACTAACTCCAACAATATTTCCATTATTGATAGATGCAATACCGACATAGTTTATATTTTGGTTGGATTTTACTGCAACCCTAACTGTCTGAATTTGTCTATAACCAGATCCACTATTTCCAATACTTATACTTTGAATTGTACCTGAAATTGATACTATTGCCGTTCCACCAGCAGATACTAAAGGTTGATATCCAAATCCTTGAGTTGATCCAGCAGAAATAATTACGCCACCAATTGGAACACTTGAATTATTTACATCATATGAAACTGAAGATGAGGTGCCAGTGAAAGAAATTGTAGTAACTCCAATATTTTCTTCTAAGAAGAAATCTCCGGTAAAATTAAATCCATTTGGACCTTGAACTATTCCATTCAAAGTAATAATAGCATTTCCAGTAGAAATTCCTACAATATTTTGAGAATTAGACTTAAGAGTGAAATTTTTCTCTATTCCATCAAAATTATCTGAAATATCGTCAAAGATATAATTTCCATAATATGGGTCATAATTTGAACTTATAATACCAGATCTTATAAAAACTCTTCCAGTGAAAGAAGAACTTGTAGTAATTCCAGAAAAATCTAATTCATCTGGTAATAGTGATTCTACAGGAGTATCACCAATAGGAGGTTCTACAAAATACAGTGTATTATCGACAATATTATAGTTTCCATTTATTTTACTTACTAAACTACCAGAATTATGTGATGTTAAAGCAGATCCTAAGGTGTTTCTAGTAACTTCCAAATCACTTCCAGATAAAGACAATACCTTCATAAACTCATCATTAATTTTTATATAATTTCCAGAAGAAACTGATAATATACCAACTATAGGAATTATATTTGTATTAATTCCAACTAAACTAGATGTAATTGATGTTATTGCAGTAGATACAACTGGAGATTGAACAATATTGTCTATTGTTATTAATGATTTAGAATTCTGTTTTTTGGAAACAAATATATGTGTGGTTCCTGTCCCTACATTTGATATTTCAAGAACATTTGGTATTGTTAAAAGCGCATCTGATGCTGATGAAGAAACTCTAACTGAAAAGTCATTATCTTTTACAATATAAATCTTATTTGGAAGTATATCAGTAGTTCCAATTCCAACAATATTTGTAGTAGTTATTCCTATTGGAGTACCATCTTCTGGATATCTATACTCAATTTCTTCTCCAGTTACATAAAAGTTATTTGGAATTTGAATTGTGTTATCTGTTATACTAATTGCAGCACCAACAAATTCTCTTTTAAAAACGGGAATAGAATCTGATGTTATATCGAAAGATTGTGATGAATAGTCGAAGTTTTGAGAAATATCATCAAGTAAAATAACTCTGTTTCCGAGCATTTCAAAATAATCTTTCAATAGCACATTTTTCATGTATATTTGATTAGATCTATATTCATTATTAAATTTAACTGAACTTTCAGAAGCAAAATCAAAATCAGTCCTGCAATTTACATCAGCAAAACTTTCAATATCAACAAAGCTATTACTTAAACTGTCAAATGTTATAGGAATACCTTCCGAAGATATTCCTGGCAACGAACTATTAATTAATAAATTTGAGAATTTTTTAAATCCAGCAGTATGATTTAAGTTAGAAACTATTTCATTCCATTTTTCATATTCTATTTCAGATTTTAATGAATATGAAAAATATTGATAATAATCATTATCATGGATTCTTTGAAGATCATTATTTAAAAATCCAGTTTCCAATTCCCATCCATCTTTAGCAACTGATGAAGATGTTATATTAAAGAATGCGGAATTTACTTTTTTTATATCTAAAATTCTACCTACAGTATTTGATGAATTTCCGATAATAGTATCACCCTCAGAGAAAATATCATTAGTTAATACATATAAGTATGACTTATTATCGTCCCATTTATCGACAATACCAGATAATTTTTCATTTTCAGAATAAATTTTTTCCCCAGATAAGAATGGGAATTTTTTTAGCACGGGATTAAAACTTACAACATTCTTTATTGCAACAACACTACCTTTTATAAAGGCATCATCATAAACTCCTGGAATTTCTTCCGAGTTTAAATAAGAACTCATATTATATGTTATAGTTGGATTTGTAGTTACTCCAACATTAATTCCCAATGAGGTTATTTTAAAGGAACTATAGTTGTAGTCCTCTGAATTATATCCTTTTCCTGAAATTACATTGACATTTTCAATAAAGATATCATCTCCAACCTCAAATGGGAATAGTGATGAACTCAAAAACGTTCCTGGTAATGTTAAGGTAACATCTTTAGTGTTTTCATCATAGAATATAGAATTAATACCAATACCATTAGAATTATTTACTGGAATAATTTTTATACTTTCACTTCTAATGCCATTTGTGTTTTTTATAATTGTGACTTTTTTACTAGAAATAGAATATTGTAATTTTACATCAGGAATTTGTTCTCCTGTTGATTCATCAATCACTAATAAATCTGGTGATGAAGTGTAGTTTGATCCTGTGGTAATTATACCAACACTATCAAATACAAATAATGAATCAATCTCAAAAATTTGAGGAATTTTTGCTTTTGGTCTAATTGTTAAATCCGAATAATAATCATAACCAATATTCTTTAATTCTACTTTATTGATAGCACCAATATTTGTAGATATTATATTAAATTTTGCATTTTTTCCATATTCAGATTCTATAGATTCTACATATGGAACTTTTTTATAATCTTTACCCACATTCTCTATTTTTATACTTTCAATACCACCAAAAGCGGATTTTGATGTAGTTGTGTATGTTATTTCTGAATTATTAACAGTATATGTGCTATTAAATTCTGAACTCGTGGTATTTAAATTATATTTAAATGATTGTGATGAAATTTCAGAAACAGTATGATCACCGGAATAGACACTATTAATTTTGCTTATTAGATTATTATCTTTTTGCTCATAATCTACAATGATTTCTTTTTTTACTGCTAAATTGTCTTCCAAATTTATTGGAACTAATCCATAATATATTTTTTCCGGAAGATTGCTAGTTAATTTTACAGTCAAGTTTGCAGAATTATCTACACCAATCACTCCAGATTTAGTGATTTCCTGCGATACTTGTGAATTAACGAATTCCAATTTATTAATTAAATTAGAATCTTCAAATAAATTAAAGTCAAATGCAGATTTAATCGAATTGGTTGTATATGATAAAGATGGATCAGATAAATTAAATATTATAGTTTGTCCCTTGATTCCTCTTACTATTGGATTTATTTGGGATAAAGTTCCTGTGCCAGAAGAAGAAAACTCAATAACTATTGGATCTTTTTTAGTTGAATTGTATAGTGAATTTGATAATTTTATTATATTTTCCGATATGACTACTATGTAATAGATTTTATTACTGATTAATCCTCCTATTGGAGATAGTGATGTATAAATTACCTTATCTCCGGTAGAATAACCATGATTTGTAATTTTTAATGTATTATTTTCCGTAGAAATTTCCTCAATATTTTTTGGATTAACTACCAATCTTCTATTGTGGTCATTATATTTTACATACACTGTAGTTGTGAGTCCAGAAATAATATCTAAAGAAATATTATCTTCTGGAAGTAATCCATGAGGAGAATCAGTATTTACAGTAATAACATTATTGCTTATTCTAGCAGATAATATGCCATCATAATTTGTTTTTATGCTATGATATTGCCCTGTTCCATTTCCAGTAAAGAATAAAGTATTTGCTGTTGTTGTCCCAATTCCAACTAAATTTCCTTCCGATCCTATTGCTACTCTAGTAGTGGATAATCCTATTAGATCATTATTGATCTTTACAACATAAATGTTAGAATTATTCTGTAATTGATAAGAAGATGATCCATCTATAGATACTGATATTGATGTTCCACCATTATTTGAATAGGTAATCTCTTCACCAGTATTTAAATTATGATTTGGAAGATATAAAGTTTTGATCGGAGATACTACATAAGTTTCTCCTACTCCCGGATTAGAGAAATAAATTGTAGATGTAATTCCAGATACTCCTTTTGATAAAGTTTCTTTAGGGTCAAAATAGAGTTCCCTATTTGTTTTATAGTTGTAAAAACTTGAACTAATATCTAAAGATAATTCAAATTTACGAGGATTTTCGGTCAACAAAGATCCAGAAGAATATGAAGTAATTCCAGTAATATTTTGAATATTTCTAATTACTTTTATTCTTGATGATTTTTTATCTACGCTTAGAATTTTTATGTGCTCAGATCCAATCGAATAAACATCATTCTCTCTAATATAAGGGAAATCTAAAGCACCAGAAATATTAAAATAAGTAACAATACCAGTATTAGTAGTACTGGCTATTGAAGTAGTAAGTATTAAAGTATTATTTGCAATTTTAATCGTTGAATTTTTATTATATTCTAAATCTCCAGTAATTGAAATAATATCATTATTATTTAAATTATGAGGAACACTTGTAAATCCTAATAATTTAGTGTTATCTTTTGGTGAAGGAATAAATTCAGTATTATCAAAGAATGTAGAAGCAACAGAAATTTGACTAACTGCTTTTCCTTCAATTTCAGAAACAAAAGCATATGCAGATCTCCCTTCAGTACCTTCATTATTGAAGATAATTTTATCATCTACTTGATAATCTGATCCAGAATTAATAATTTCAATTGAAGATATTGATCCAGAAAGTACATTTGATATCGTAGCAATTTTTGAATTATCTGGATTATTATTAAAGATATAATCATATCCACTATAATTTTTAGTAAGATTGTATGGTTTCGTATTACGAATCCAATTCATCTGATTTAAATTAATATTATCTTGATTAGAAGTAGATTTGAAGTTAAACTCAATAGGTTTTGATTTATAAGAATTTCCTATTACATAAGGAAATTGTGGTTCTTTATCTTCATTTAATGTTGAAAAGTATGCATATGTTCCATTTGGATACTCTGGGGTTATGCAAAATCTTCCATTATTCTCATCCAAATCTCCAGTATAATCAAATTTATAATCATTAATGAAAAATCCAGATCGATACAAATTAAATGAAGGTCTTCCTTCCAATGAAAGTTCAGGACCATCTTTTTCTCTATACCCACTAACTAATGCCTTTATTGGTGAAATTTGTTTTGGTGAGGAATATCCATATGGTCCATAAATTGGATTCCCATCATATGCCCAACCAACTAAAGGTGAGTGATACTTAGTGTTACTTTCATTATCATTTTCAATATCCGGAATAAAATAAGTTTGACCAGAAACATTATTCTTCGAATATAATGATGATCTTAATTTAAGTGGAAGATATAAATGAGAATATTGTAATCCATAATTTGGATTTATTCCTACTGCTATAATTCCTTCATCGTCAGAAATTCTATTAGAATCCTTAATTCTTTCAACTAAATTGATTTCCCAAGATTTTGTTTTTGATTCAAATTTTGCTTCTCTTCCTGCTGGTATTACTTGAATAAAAGTATTGTCTTGAGAATATCCACCTCCACCAGATATAATATTAATTTTAGTAATCTTTCCTAAAGATATTACAGGAACTAAGACAGCACCTATTCCATCGCCATTTACTACTATATCGGGAATACCTTCATAATTATAACCACTAGATTGTATGATTACATCAACTATACTTCCATTTTTTGATACTATTGGTATTATTTCAGCAGAAGAACCTGTTATTAAATCGATCGTTGGTTGTCTATTATAGTTAATAATTTCCTCTGATCCATAATTATTTCCACCATCTTCGACAAATACTGATTCTATTTTTCCTCTAAAAACTGGATTTACTTTTGCATAAAAATCCTGTCCACTTGTAGTAGCAATTCCAATTGCCCCTAGTACTGATACTTGTATTGGAGGATAATTGAAAATATGTTTTCCAGATCCAACTGATTCTAAATTTATAAATTGATCAGTTTTATAGAAATAATCTTTATTGTTAGAATTATTTGATGTTTGATATAATTTAAATTGATTATCATCTATTTTTTTAACATAATATTCCGTTGAAGATGATAATCCGGAAATGGGAATATCTGTTGAATCATATCTTATAATTTCTCCACTTTCATATCCATGATTTTTAATAACAATTGTATCAGATGCAGTATTAATTCCTATAGGAAATGCTATTCTTTTTTTATTAGAATACCCAGCACCACTATTAACTATAGAAATTGTTCCTATTCTTTTTTTCTTTTTAGTTGATTTGAATGAATGAACCCCACTACCAATTGATGTGAAATTGATCGTATTAATTCCAGATATTGCATCACTTGTAGATTTATAAAGCTTTATTGAAGTATCAGTAATCTTTTTTACAATATAAGTTGAATTAGTATTTAACCCAGAAATAGCAGTTTGACCCTGAGTTACATATATAACTTCTTCATAATCTTTAAATCTATGATATGTAGAAAATCCTATTATTTTTTGAGTGAAATTTAATAGAGTTGAATTTTCAGAATTTAATTCTGCAGCATGGTCAAATTGTACTAAATTTACTTCTGCAATTGCTCCATTGCCATTTCCACCAGTTATTGATATTTTTGGTATTTCAATATAATCAAATCCAGGATCAATAATATCAATTCTCTCTAAACCACCTGTAACAGTGCAATATGCACTTGCACCAACTCCAATTTGGTCTGTTATACTTATTTGAGGTGGATTGATAATATCGTATCCATTTCCAGAACTAGTAACTATAATATCTTCTATAGGACCATAGAAAACTTTATCTTTTGATTTATAATTTAATAACTCAACCCCATTTGCAAGAATACCAGTAAATCCATAATTAGTTGGAATTGGTTCAAATTCTTCTAGAGGATCTGTTATTTTTCGTAATAGTTTCTGGTTGTCTAATTGTTTTATATTTAAAGATAAATCATTGAACTCAAAAAACGATATAGAACCTGATAATGTTCCTACTATTTCTATATAATTTTCTGAAAATATATTTTCACGACTTCTTGCTAATTTAATAATACTTGAACTTATTTCTTTTACATAATAAACACCATCTAAAATATTACTATTATTTGTTGTACTGGATTTAAATACAACACAATCTCCAGTATAGAAGAAATGATCTTGATTTAAATTAATTTCTTCGCCGCTTATTTCTATAGAAGATATATTAATAGTACCATCTTTAACACTTAATTGTGCGTTGAGATAATTGGGTAAAGATGGTGATGCAACATAATATGAATCATTTAAATCTGTATATGAATTTATAACATTTGCATTACATATATTAATATTTGAATAATTTACAGAATTAACTTTCAATAATTGTTTTTCTATAGTATTAGCAGATTCAATATCAATAATTGAATTTGGATTAATTGTAATAGAATTTTGATTTACAATAGATGATACTTTTCCACTTACCTCATTTAATATAAAATCATCTCCAACAGCAAAAGAATGCTCATCGTATAATTCTACCAAGTAAGTACTTGCATCCGATGCATTTATACTTTTTATATTATATCTAACTGGAATATTAAATATCCAAGAATTTGCCCTGATATCTTTTACTTCTTCACCTAAGGTCTCAATTTCAATAGAATTATTTTTTTGATATAAGATAGAATTATTTTTATCAACAATATTTAAATCTTGAATAACACCAGTTATCCTAACCTTTACTATTTGATCTTGGTTATTTCCATAATATCCATATGCATATTCATTTAATTTTATTTCAGTTGTTTTTGGAATGTTGTTAGTTATTCCACTGCACCCAAAAAATTGATTTATAGATTTTGATTGATATTGAATTAAAATTTGATCATTACCAACATTAACTACCAATTCTCCAGAACTTGGAAATCCTACTGTAGAATCTACATCTATAAAATTAGAATTCAAACTAATATTAGATGTTAAAGTTGTTTTTGGATGAATACTAAATTCTCCTCTTGTTGTACCTCTAACACTAATATCTCGATTATAATCATAATCTAAACTTAGAATAAAATATTCTTTTGAATTTTTTAATACTTTTTCAACCTTAGATATTGTACCATTTGCTTCTTCAAAATATCCTTGATCTTGAAAAAGTAGAGTATTTACTAAATTAGTTGGATCTCCTTCTACAGGTTCTACTATAAGTTTTTTGAAAATTCTATACTGTGCATCTGAAGGTTGAATTAAATAATCTCTTGGTTTAATAACATCAACAACCTTACCATATAGTGCTGAAAATAAAATCTTGAAAGAAGAATCAGTTCCTTTAGATGAATAAAAATCTTTAGATTGCTTTACAAATAAAGATTCATTTAGTCCCTCATAAAATTCTTGATCTTCTAGTCCTGGTACTAATTGAATCTTAATTTTTTTATAAAATTCTTTTAAAAATAAAATACTTAAATTCTCTACTATTGTTCCCACTGAATGAGAATTTGCATCAGTTGTAGAGAATACTAATTGATCTATTTTCTGAGAATCTTTAAGAGATGATACACCACTAAATCCACGAACACAACCAGTGAACGTATTGGTAGTGATTCCAGTATAAGTGATTATTTCATCATCAATCTTTAATAGTCCATATTCTGACGGAAATCCTGCAGTAGAATCAACTTGAATTTCAGTATCAAAAAAATCTACCTCTGTACTTAGAGTTGTACTTTCTATTAAATTGGAAACATTATCAATTTTAATATATTTGTCAATATTTTGAATAATATCGTAAGAACTTCCTTGAGATTCTTGGGAGATATAATATTGAGATAAAAATTCAGATGCTAAAGGAAATTCCTCTTTAACGTATTCTGGAAGTTGATTTTTAATAATTGAACTGATTTTAATTCTTTGCTCTGTCATTTTATTTTCTTATAAGATCTCCGTTTGAGTAACTTGAAGTTACAAAATAATTTGAACCGGATATGTCGCCACCAGATGAAATAGTATCTGATACCATATTAACAACACTTTTTTCAAAATCAAGTTGTAAATAAAGATCTTGTAATCCGATTACATCATTTGATTTTGGAATTGCAGAAATTTCAATAATTGAATCTTGTCCAAATTTTTTAACTGTACTAGTTATATTCACTGGATATAAAATAATTTCACCTTTTTTATAATCAATTGTGCCAACATCTTTTCTTATTATTTGATAAGTATCCTGAGAATTTAATTTAAAGAATATTATTTTTCCTGTCTTTTGATCTGAATTTGGTATATCTGTAAGATATACTGTATCAGAAATTCCAGCAACATTAAAACCAGAAGATTTGATATTGAATCCATTTAATGATTTTATATGAAATTCATTTCCATAGCAAATTTCATATGTTGCAAATTGAGATAAGGAAGCTCTTAGATCTCTTCTAATGGATAATTTTGTTATATTTGAAGTGATAGCTTCGTTTGTATCGTCTATTATTTTTAAAAACTTACTATATTTAAATCTAGCACCATACTTATTAACTTCAGAAGAATTTGAATAATTTATAATATTATTTAAAACTAAGGACTTTAAATAATCTACATTGAAAGTTTTATTGGTATCATAATAAACAGTAGAATCTATCTCTACAAAAATATACTTAAGATCTAGAATTTCTGGAACTATTCCAGCAACACTATATCTTCTTAGATATTTTTTGATATTATCTTTTACCGAACTTGGTATAAAGGTACTATTGTATGGTTTTATTGATATAAAAACTCTTCCGTATTTTGGTGGATTTAAATCTTCTCCACCAAATACAGATATAGATTCTGTTTCCGGATAAATCTTTGGAATCAGTGTCTCATAATCAGTAGAGGTCACTGCTCTATTTTGAGACGCATATATTCTAGGAGCATATTTTTTAATAGAGTTTACTGATTCAATTTCTCTTCCATTTTGAGAAACTGCATTAGTAGTAATTAATGATATTGAACTATTAACAACACGATTATTATTATCAACTATTCTTCCACTAAAATTAAAGGAAGACACTCCATTTGCAGATTCACCATTCGTTACAATATAAGAAACTTCTATGTAATTAGTATTATCTAATTTTTTACCAAAAACTCCATCGCCAAATATGAGTTCATATCTTTGATCTTCTATTTCTTGAATAAAGAATACTCTAGAAGAAGAATTGATATCAAATAAGTTCTTTGAAAGATTGAATTTTATTCTATTTGAACTGGTTTGATTATCTCGGACAAAAACTTTAATGCTGTCAATATCAATATTTGGATTATCTAAAATAAATCTTTGATCTGGATTATTTGAATCTATAGTAAAATTGGTGACAATATATGTGCCTTCATATACATCAATATTGTCAAATAGAGCAATACCATTTGATACAGGTGCTGTAATATCCTCATGTATAGTAAAAGAATAACTTTGACCACCAAAGGATGAACTTGAAGCACATACCACACCCTTTTTAAGAGTCAGTGTTATAGGGTTTGTTGTTAATGCACTAGTATCTACAAAAAATGATATATTTGCTCTCGATGAAGTCCTAGAATTAGGAACATAACCAATATTTCTTGCTAGAGATACTACATTTTCTCGGAGAGTAGCACTATCAATAAAAACCTCATTGCTAACCATGTTAGCATTGTATGAGGTAATGTAAGTATTGTATGCTAAAACATCAACAATAGTGGAAAGATTTGACCCTTCAAAATCATAATCAGTAAAGTTTGAATTCGCTCTAAGATAATCACGAATTGAACTTTTGATTTGATCGAAATCTAAATTAGTAAAATTAACTAGTGCCATTTATCTGTTTGGCTGAAGTGCAAATGATAATTGTTGAGGAAGAACATCAATTCCTACTATACGATAGTTTATCGTAACATTATATTCATTATTGTCATAATTTGGAGAAACAATAACATCAATTAAATTAACTCTAGGTTCATAGTTTCTAATTGTATTTTCAATTTCACTTTTAATAATTGAAGAAGAAATTTCATCAATATTTTCGAATAATGACTGACTGATACTTGAACCTAGATTTTGATTGAAGAACTTTTCTCCGGGAACAGTGAGAACAAGATTTCTAACTGATCTTGCAATCGCAGATTCATTTTTAAGTGCCACCAAATCATTGTTCAGAGGATTAATCTGAAAGGTCATACTTATATCTTTAAACCCTTTACTAATCCTCTCTAAAGGCATACTAAGTATTAAAACTGTATTATTTATCAGTGTTTTTGAAATTCATAGAGAGGTTCTGTTCCGTATTCCCAATCATCATAATCCTCATCATTTCGAATCTTTTCATGAATTTCATTTTGTCTTACAAAATCATGTTTTTTTGGAACTAAGAGATCATTATTAATTTCACGAAGCATTTTTTTATCATTCATAGAATCATAATCTGTTGCTAATTTATTAGTTCCCCACATTTGCATCATAAGTTCAGTATTTCTATCTGAAGATTTTCCCATTTTTAAACTCCTGATTTGTAATCAGAACTTTTTAAGGGGTTACTATCCCTTAATTGATTAAAAATCCTTTTCTATGATAGTCTTCGTCTTTTATATACCTATATTCACTATCTATATGATTATCATCTTTCCAAATCGGAATAGCAATAGAATTATTATGTTTAAAATCTGAATTTCTACGAAAATGAACTTCTATAAGTTTATCACCAATAAATTCACAATTAATCCAATCATAATTACCAACTAATTTTTCTAAAATACTTGGATATTCTATCTTCTTTTCTATTTTTTCCCACTTAGACCACTTATAGAGAGGTGAATCCGGTTTTCTTAAACCTCTAACAACCAAAGAACACTGTCCTCTATAAAAATCAACACTCAAATGTTCTCCTTCAAATATTTCACACCAGAACTCAGAAGGATGCAGATGTTCTGTATTATTCTCCAAGTGCTCTATCCGAGAGTAACGCCCCATACCCATAAGATTCAGAGAGGGTCTTACAATATAAAAGTCGGGTTTTGGAACTGAAGCTCCCGCAGGACCACAGTTATACTCCAAAACCCGACTTAAAAATAGTTTATTATAAACCCAGAGGTCTTCATTGTGAATGTAATTCCACTCGTCAGAAGCCTCTGAGAAATACATTATTTACCCTGACCTCTATATTTTTTTCTTGCCTTATTCCGAGAAGTATCGGAATATTTTGTATTCTTCCCAAGACCCTGACGAGTAGTTTTGGGTTTGGATTCAATTTGGACTCCGTTAAGATTCGGTCTTTTTGCCATTTTCTAATACCTCAAATAATCAAATAATTCGTGTTTTTTCGTGCCCTACGCGAATACGAGGATCACACCAGATTTCATAACCTTGTTCCTTTGCATCGAGACAGAATGAAACATCTTCCCCACACATGTCTTGAACAGCACCAGATTCAAATACTTGCATCTTAGGAGCAAACCAAGGATATTCAAGATTCTCAAATACTCCTTTTTTAATCAGAACCCAACCAAATCCAGTATAATCAACTGTAAATGGTTTACGACGCTTGCTGATGCTTTCAACGGTCTCATGATTCATGACACCGCCATTTTTACGGAAATCATCTTCTTCTAACCAGTGTGCAACTGAAGTTGTGTGACCATCTTCTGTGGCATACCAACCAGCAACGATTTCCTTTTCTTCTTCCTCCTCATTCAGAGCAAGATCACAGAGTTGCCAGAATTTCTTAGAATCAAAAACAATATCACTATCAATCCAGAGTTGATAATCATATTCAAGTTTTCCATCCCAAGGAATCTGTTTCGGACCTCTGAGAACATTTGCCCCCAGAACTTTGCAACGAGCAAAGTTTACCATTGATGAGTAATCTTGTGAAATCTGAATACTCATTCCATTTTGAACTAGATCAAAGCATAATTGAACAAATGCTTTGAGAAAGATAAACGAACAACCTCTTCCCGGTAAACAGAAGACGATTGATTTGCCTCTCATTCTTTCTTTGATTGCCTCATAATCCCATTCTTCAGTTTTTGATGGAGTGGGCGCTTTTGCTTTTACAGTGAAACCTTTTGCCATGAGTAAAATTAAACCTCAAATCAATTTTAACAGATTATATATGGTATTGTCAATGGGAAGAATTCAGATACACTTCTTTATTTACTGATAGTTCTTCATAAGATAACTCAGAGGTGTTAGAAAGAAACTCTGCGAGACGATTGAGAATACTCCAAGTTTGTTTAAATTCTTCCTCTTTGAGGCAATGATATATGCACTGTCCACGAAGATATATGTGATATATTTTGTCGGGCATGTTTTTTATTTCGTCAGTGCATTATATATCATCACAATCAGAATTCCCAGAGGCACTCCAAGAATTCGGAAAACCTTACCGGGATAACGAATTAACCAACCGGCAAATACCACTTTCCAAAAATTCCAGTAGGGGGTTTTTGAGTAATTTTTTTGGCGGGAAATTTTTTGAGGTGAAGGGTAATTCATTAAGGTTTTATATCTGGGGGATTTTTTTATGGACTTTGAGGTTTATAGAACACATGGTCTTATGGGTCGTTGTAGGTTACAGGGACCCTTTGATTTTTATCGCATGGCGCCCGCCATAAGGAACGCTTATCAATCAGAACACTGTCCATAAGCACGACTAATCACTGTATTTAAGCACGGATACTAGGGGTGCTAAGTGTCACAAACTCAGCACCCACTAAGTATACCTTACTGCCCGGTGAGTTTGTTCTCAATAAAGACCATAAGTTCGCCAACGTCAACTAGAGCGTTGTGCCAATGATGCGCCAGTCCATACTCTTCAATAAACTCGACACCGACACAGCAATGGCAGGCAAGTGTGAGAGCGTTAGCGTAAGGAATTGCAGCGGGCATGAGACTAAAGAATCAGGGGGGAAGAATTGAGCAGTTTAGTGTCATGCTCAGGACGGGTTAGATTAACCCAGATAATAGCGGGCAACCTTATCAGTACCCTGACTCACGAGATACTGATTCATTGTATCAACCCACTGTTGCATTTGCTCTACCGTGAGGCGGCGATCATCGTTAACGATAACAACGGCGCCGCTGCTGGTCTGAAGCAGGGCACGGTTGAGATTGGTCGGGGTGTAGGTCATGGGTTGTCTCCCGTGTTGACTCTGTAATTCTACCATGTCGGGGGGACCGTTGCGGGTCCCCCTGTTTGATCAGTCCTGAATCTCAGTGGTGAACAGAAGCACCAGATCGATCAGGCAATCTGCGAAACTGTTAACCCCGTTAATCTCCCGCTCAGCAAACTCGGTCGCCACTTTGAGATTGGGGGCGTCGATTGCCACGCTGTCATTCTCGATACCGTTAGGACCGTAGAAGGTGGCAAGGAAGGTAAAGGTGAACATTGGGTGTCTCCCGTGTTGACTCTGTAATTCTACAGGATGGATCGGGGGATCGGAGACCCCCCTTGTGCCAGTCAGTCGATTGTCACACCCCGAACATCCGCCGCATAAGATTCCCGGTAAGTCTTGGCGATTGAAACAACATCATTACCGCAATCCATTCCAGCAAAGGTTTGGGCGGTGTGAGTTGCAGCATCATGAGGCGCCCAGTATTCTTCCTGAGTTTGGATGTTGCAGCAGCGGGAAAAGATTGCCATGGTTTGAATCAAGAATCAGGGGGAAAGAATGGGGGGATTGTTTGATCCCCCCTTGAGAATCACTGACCGTTAGTGTAATCTCCGATGATGATTCCATTCTGCCGAACTTGAGCATAACCAAACTCGATAGACAGATCGAGGCAGAGATCCCACGCTTGGTCCTCATCGGTGGTGGTATTCTCCCAAGGGGCAGAAGGGCAGATCACGTCGAGGCGGGTCATG